CCGCTATCTCGATATCCTGCTTGTCATCCGATACGGGCTCGACCGTCCAGTTGGCGGCGATGAGGGGCTTCTTGCAGTAGTTGAGCGTCTTCTTAACCTGGCCGTCGGACTTGCGCATCTCGTCGATAATTTCCCACTTCTTCGAGCCGTAACCGGCGGCCCAGTCGCGGTTGTAGTCGACGTCGGTTAAGATGCCGCCGTAGTTGGTGGTCCCGGTTGCCCCGAACTCCTTGCCCGTCGGCCCCGGATTATCCGCGAAGCTTTTGCGCCTGCCTATCTCGATCGGCCCTATCTTCACGCTGCCTCCTAATATCTTTCCTTGCCCATCCCGGCGGTTACTGGCTTTGCTTCACCCTTAGGTTGTTCAGTAAAGTGCCCGGCTACCGGGGATCTGGCCGCCTGGACCGCGAAGTCGAAAGCGTCGATGAGGTCGTCATGGGCGCCGTCCGGGAACTCGAGCATCTGGTTGAGTAGCTTGGTGTGCTCGGGGTTGCCCTCCTCCAGCCAGAAGAGACCCGCCTCGCACAGTGCCGAGAGAGACAGGAACCGGGTTACCTTGTCCCTCACCGTCCGCTGCTCCGCGAAGGGCAGGTAGATATGCTCCTCCCGGTTGATACGGTCCAGCTCCTGCTTGAGAACCTTTTGGAAGAAGTTGGTCTCCACCCCGATCTTCACCGGCTTGATGTGGTCGCCCAGGGCGAAGATGGTCTTGAGCAATTGGTGGAAGGTGATCTTCGTCTCGAGGATCCTGCCGGCGAATATGCGCCCGTCCTTATCCAGGCCCACGTTGGCGATGCCGATATAATCCGACTGCTCCTTCTCACCCGATGAGGGGTCGAGCCCCATATACTCGTCGAGGTTCTCCGGCCTGGCCCCCAGGGGGTAGAAGCGGAACCAGTCTTCCTTGAAGAGCTTGCCCTCGCGCTTAGACGGGTCGTTCAGGAACTCCTGGGCGTAGGCTATGGAGCCTATCTCGCGCTTCTTCTGGGCCAGCCTCTCCCGGTCCCACCTCTCCGGCCACAGGGGGCTGCCCTCCGCATCTTCGGCCGCGACGATTTTGGTGTCCCAGATAGGCGGCTCACCGAATTCCCGGCGGGCGCGCTCGGCCTTCTCCACCCTCATCATCACCGAGTCATGGTGAAGGATGGTGCCGATGTAGAAGAAATCGCAGCCCTTGCCTCCGAGTGAGAGCAGGGCCTTTAGAAACCAGTTCTCCAGCTTGTCCCGCTGCCCCTTGGTGGCGACATGCTCGTCGTTCTCGAGGTCGTCCACGATCACCGCGTCGGGGCGGTGCTGCCTTCGCTTGAGTCCGCGCAGGCTCTTGCCCGCTCCGGCCGCCACCATGATCTGGCCGGCGGTATTGATGATCTCCCGGTCGGTCCACTTCTTGTACTGGCCCTTGGCGTCTAGCCCGGGCAGCAGGTGCGGGTAGTCGGCCCTGAGAAGATCATTCCCCTCGATCTCCTCGATGATCGAGTGAAGATGTCCCTCGGCCTGGCTCGCCGTGTCGGCCACCAGGACGATGAAGTTCTTGCGCTTGGTCGCCAGCCACCACAGGGCGACGATGAGGTCCATCACCGTGGATTTGCCATGCTCGCGGGGCTCGGCCCGCAGGACGTGCTTATCCTCCTCGTCCTTTTCAACCAGCTCGAACAGCTCGAGGTGATGGGGACCGAAGGGTACATGCTCCCCGGTCTTCTCATCAGTAAGATGGTGGGGGAGGTAGGTCTCGGCAAAATATCGGATGTCCCAGTGGGACCTTACTACCCTCTCAATTCTGTGAAGGTCCTCGTCCTCCAGGATCCCCATCTCCGCAGACAACGGAGAGGAGGGGGAGGAACTTCTCGGCGAGCTTTTTGTCCGCGGTGAGTTTTTCGACGGCATGGTTCACCTTTTCCTCGCGCTGCGTCTGGATGTCCGCCCTCACCTTGTAGTCGCGCAGGTCCTTCCAGCGCTCGGGGTCCCGGTTCTTGAGGAAGAAGATCTGGGCGACGACATCGGGCTGGTGCATGAGGGTTACAGTCACCACCTTGCCGTCCTTGGTGACCCGCTCCTCTTTGTACTCGTACCCGACGGCGCGGAGGTATAGCGCGTCCTCCACTCTCTCGACGCGGACCCTATCCGCCTCCAGTATCGCGTCCTCGATTGCGTCCTTGAAGCTGGGGTTGGCGTCGACGTAGCGGTGGACGCTAGTGTAGGTGACCCCGGCCGCCTGGGCGGCCTGGGCTTTGTTGGCCCCGCTGGCAAGAGCTTCCAGATAAAGGGCACGGCGCTTCTTCTCGGCGAGCTTGTGCTTGCTGGCGTTGCGCTTGTTGGCCTTCTTCACCACTGGCTTCTTGGCGGCCTTTTTCGCGACAGGCTTTTTCACCGCAGTCTTCTTCACCGCTGGTTTCTTCTTGGTAGCTGTGGGCATGGGGATCTCCAAAGGTTGAAGCGGCGCACTCGGCCTTCAGGTTAAAGTGGGGGTTACCCCTTGCGGACTTACGGCCCGAGCCCCAGATGTTAGCTATGGCTGGCCTGCCCTGGTGATTGGTTTTGTCCGGTGCGCCGCTTGATCTACGGGCATGAAAAAGACCGGGGAGAAAAGAAAGACTTTCCCCAGTCAGTAGCTGATATGATGATTATAGGATAAGTTTTATAACATTGTCAAGACTCCGATTTATACCGCTCCTTCCACGCCTCGATCAACCGCTTTATATCCTTATGCCAGCTAGCTACATCTGATCGTCTACCCGCTTCTTTGCGGACCGGTAGAGACAAGGCCCGGAAGAATTTATCTAGGGCCATGATGTCGTCAAGGGCTCGCTCATCCCTACATAGATCGTGGAATGTTTTTCTACGAAGGGAAAAGGTCCCGGCGCCGGTAGACTCATGTACCCATTTCTTGCCCTTCCCGAAAGCCCTATCCCACAGTTCCTCATAGAGCTGATCGAACTCGGGCGGGGGTGTGCAGCCCTGTTGCTTCTCCCTTAGCTTTTCATTCTCCCGCCGTAGTCCGCTATTCTCAGTCTGCAGTCGCTCTATGCGCGTCTCATAGGACCCCCGGCGTCTCAATGCGGCGGCGGTCATAATTCTCTCCTCCGCCCATGAACTATCTGAGATATCAGCCCGGGGCTGCACCCGTAAGTTGCAGCTATCTGCGGGTAGGTTTCACCCTTCTGACGACGGCTCATTATCTCATCATGTTTTGATCGGGGGACCTTGGTTCTATGAGCCTGGGAATCTATACGGTGCTTTATTACCCTTGGATCCTTGTTCGCCACCTTCTGCGCTTCGCTTAGTTTCCGCTGGTATTCCGCCTTCCCCTCGGGGGTTAAACTATCGCGCCATCTGCGGTTGCCCTGGATCACTCGTTGGACCATCTCCTCTTCAGTTGTCTTGTTCCCAGTCCGCTTAAGTATCTCCTTTATCAACTCTCTAGAACATTGATATTCTTGGGCGATAGCTTGCTCGGTCATACCCTCTTTAAATTTCCTGACGATTACCGGATATTCTGATCTGAATATTTTAATCCGGTGAGCATTCGCCTGAATCCTTCTCAGTGTGCAGAGTGAATTCCCCGCTCTCTTCCGAGCCGCTTCTTTAGACGCCGCTGATCTCCTCCTCTTGGTCATAGCTCGCTGCGGCGCTTTTCCCCTTTCCACTTTTGCTGCAAGGGCACGCAATTCTTCCATACGTTTTTCGTTGATATCGGGGCGGCGCAGGTTCGCCGCCCTCTGCGCCTCTGACCGTTCCTCGGAGCATATGGTTTCGCACTTTGGATACTCGGCATATATTCTTACCGCCTCCGCTGTTATTGAATGGGCTCTCCAGGTATGAACGGCCAGGCACCTAAACGGCCCCGCTCTGCACCAGGGGCATATCTGCGCGCTTATGCACTCCCTTATTTGTTCTGGCTTTAGCTCAGCCATGCCGCCCTCCTCTTCTCTGCACTGCGGATGTCCACCCACGTCCAGCCGATGAACGCGAGGAAGGCCAGGCCGAGTAGGGCCAGGGCGTGCTCAAACCTTCTCATCCTTGCCGCCCCCCACGTATAACGGGATCACCAGGAAGGCGGGCAGGGGATGGCTGCTCCCGCTTGCCGCTGCCGGGGCAAGGCCTCCAAGCGCCTGGCCGATCTTCTCGGCAAGGGCCGGGCCGACCTCATCTTCGATGACCTTCGTGATCGCACACCTTGCGGCCCCGTCCATCCCCATCTTGGATAACAGGGAGTAAGCCTGCTCGGCGAGGGCAGCGAGGTCCTCCTGCGGCTTAACCTGTTTCGGCGGGTTAAACGCGCTAGATCCCTTCGGTGGATGGTCGTGCGCCTGCCTCTTCGCGGCCGCCTTCTTGGGCGACGGCTTCTCCGGCTCCACCGTCGCGGCCTTCTCCACCTTCCCCACGAACGCCTCCACGATCCGCGTCGCCATCTTCTCGGTCAGCGGCCGCTTGCCACTCTTGAGTCCGCTGAAGTTGGTGCTCTTAATGCCGAGCCTTGCCGCCAGCTCTCCACTGGTGTGCGTGTCCAGGATTTGCTTCGCCTGGTTGATGGTCGTGTTACTCACTTCTTCACCCCTTTCTTCCCCTTAAAAAATATCTGCAAGCCGAGTTACCCGCTAGGGTTCTGGCTTCCCAGCAACGGCACACATCGATGCAATAACAGTCTTGGCAAATCTTATCCTTGGGAGCTTTTTCCAATACCCTTTCTGCTTCCCTCGAAGCCCGAGCAGCTTCTGCCCTTGTGTTAAACACTCCAGCATGAAGGACATGTCTTCCATACCACACTTCGGAAAACCAAACCTTTTCAGGGGGTACCTTCTTCATCACTTCACCCCTTTTTTAATAGCTCTGATACGGCGTCATGCCCTTGTTTGTGTGCCTCCTCCAAGGCCCCTGCGAAGGCCCTGGTCTTGTCCCTCGCCCTCGCCCCCTCCCGTACTAGCCGTCGCGCTTCCTCCATATCCAGCTTGCAGGTGGCGTGAGCCCAGCCGCCGTTACGGAGCAGCGCGATATTCCCACCCTCCACCGGCTTGCGGCAGTAGGGACAGATGAACGTGCGCAGGCTCTTGGGCTTCATCAGTCGTCACCGCAGTCAGTGCCGCCCACAGGGGGAAGCTCCTCCTCGATCTCGTACTTCATCCTCAGCTTGACCACCGCATCCATGAGCGACTCGGCGATAGTCTCCAACGCATCGGCGAATGGAGCCACGTTTATCGTCAGGTTGATCTCTCCTTTCACGGCTTCACCTCCCTTTACGGACAGAACGCTTGAATCTGAATCATCCGGTTTCTAAAATTTTCCATGTATATCCCATGCCCCGCATCCTCCGGGTTGTGATACCATTCGACGAACTCGTACACACTTCCCGTATGACCCGAGGCGAAATTACAAAAGGATTCGATGGACGATGAACCCGAGATAAAACCCCACGGGTTGCCGGGCGCACCTCCCCCGAAGTTGCTCTCGAATTCGAGGACGATAAGCCCGAACTCCCAGGGGATACCGCGCCTCGTGAGATATTCGACATAGCCTAAACCGTCGCCGTAAAACCGAGAATGGGAGTAACCCATCTGCGCCATCCATGCGTCCCACTTAAAACCGCAGTAGGCCACCACCGCCGCCTTCATATAGTCCTCGCTACAGGGGAACACCGGCTGGTTTAAGACGAGCTGGCGGCCCGTGTTGATGAGGTGGGTATAGCAACCCTCGGGGAGACCGTTGTATATGCCCCGGATGATCTGCTCGTAGGTCCAGCAGTTCATAACCTCCATTTGCGGGGCGATGACAGCATCCGTCCAGTAGCCCCGAGGCGTCTCATATCCCGAGGCCATCACAGCCTCTGCAACGGGCGCAGGAGCGGGGGCAAGGGGTTCTATACCCATTGGTGAGCTGGCGCTTTGTGAGACGGCCTTGATGTAGCTCTCCATGCTCACCGTGATCCGCTGGCCCATGTCGTGCTGGTCGTTCTCCACTCCCGCTATCCCGGCCTGCAGCACGGCCCAGGTGAGCAAGGCCACGAGGAACAGCATGGCTCCAGGGATCATCGGGCATTTTCGTCTTCGCATGATCTACACCTCCCAAAGGAAAAGGCCCACCTGCCCCGAAGGGCTGATGAGCCTTGCTCTCGGCTGCGGCTCTAAACTATCGCCAACTAGGAGTTATTTTCCACCCAAGACCCGGCTTGTAAAAGGCGTTTATCATACCCCCTCTGTGCCTCCCAAGTATTTCCAACAGTTCCATCTTGCGTATCATCTCCACCTGGGCACGGCTGAGCTCGCACTCCCCGATCGGGGAAGCATCGCACTCAATGCGGACGGTGGAGGTATAGTCGCTCACTTTAGAATTTCCTCTATTCTCCCGCTCCGCCAATCGGACGGGTACCAGACGTAGACACCAACGCTCTCATTGAAGGCGTTTACCAGCTTGTCAAGCTGGCGTAACCACTTCTCCTGCTCCAGCGATGGGTGTTCACCTTCCTTCTTCAGCTCGGCGAAGATGATCCAGCCACTGCGCAATAGGACGAGATCGGGAAAACCAGGCTCGCTCTTGCGGCTGTCGTGGGTGTGGTAGCAAAGCCATTTTTTGAGCAACGCATATTCTCGGATAGCCTCAAGGAGCTGGTCCTCGGTCATGGCACGGGCGAGAACAGGGTTAGTCAATGAGCCCTCCCTCAAAGCCCTTGAAGTCGGCGAAGCTCGCCGAAAGCACCTGCTGCCGCACAAGGGCGCCGTTGCTGTCGCGGCCGTGCATAACCTTCACAACCTCGAACACCGCCTCCAGCCTCACCTTGTCGCCGAACTTCAGGACGTCCTTAAACCGGCCACCCTCATTGAACACGACGATCTCCCCACCCTTGATCGAGTTCTGGATGAGGTTCACCCGGTGCCCGTCAAATAGGGAAAGCTGGGCTCCGTCCTTCCCCAGGATCTCCCCGGTCGCCTTGTCAAACTGCTCCCCGGTTAAGGTGACCGATTTGTCGCCCGCCTCCAATGTCACACTCTTCACTCCACCCTTTGCCATCCCCTTACCTCCTTTTTACCCCAGCGCTTTAAACGAATTAACCGCCAGCCGGCTCCAACATCTTTACCTCGGCCTCCCTTATCCCCTTTATCAGCGCCTCGAGTTCGGGCGGCCTTACCTGCTGCCGGATGGCCTTATCCCTCAGCGAATTGTAAAGCCGTATGAACTGCGCCCTGTCTGCCGATGGATTGTCCGAGTCGGCAAGCCCCGGGTATCCCCCGAGAGATTCAACCACCACGCTCGTAATCTCATTGTGCGGACGACCTGCCCCATTTCGGCGTAGGTAGTTACCAACCCCTATCCACTCATCCTCCCCACTCGGCAGGTCCTCCTTGATCTCGGCGGCTCGACTTCGCAAGTCTGCGACGGAGGGGAAGTAGGTGGACTCCGCTATGTGCTCGATTACTGACGCCTTGAGTACATCATCGGGGATATCTTGCAACATCCGGTCATAGAGTGCAGCAGTCTCGGACTTGAAGGGATGGTTGGGATAAGCGGCCACCAACGGCGATAGGGTTTTTGCTATGCTCATCAAAGTTTCACCTCCTCCTTTTTCATGAGATATCGCAAACCTTCCATCCCCTTGGGCTCCGACTTCTTCAAATCCCGACTCATGTGGGCGGTCAACTGGTCGTACTTTTCCCTGAGCTTCTTGGCACTGAGGATGTTGGCGTACCAGAAGTCATCGCCCTGGCACCAACGGATAATGTCCTCGATCTCCTGGGGGTCACGCTCATCAAGACGTATCATGCGATCGATTTCTTGAGCCCACTTTGAGAGGTCCGGTTCCTTGGCATTGGGGTTGTGCTCATGAATGAGAGTGGCGAGAAGAGTGGCAAGGTTAAGGGAATCAGAGTTAAGGGAATCAGAGTTAAGGGAATCAGAGAATCCGGAATCAGGAATCAGACGGGCAACTTCCGGGCAAGTACTGTGCATGTCTGGTGCTAGTACGGTGTTTGCCTGGTGCATGCCTGGTGCATGTCTGGTGCTAGTACGGTGTTTGCCTGGTGCTGGTATAATACTTGCCTGTTCTTTTCCGTGAGGGTTCTGGTGCTTGTCCCAGTTTATTACCTGAATATATTTACACCCTTTGACCTCGTATCTTTTGATAAACCCCGCGTCCTGCAATTGATTTAGCGCACCGTCTACATCAACGTCGTCGTACGGCAGTGTTCTCACTTTGATTCTTTCCGGCTCATCCTTGAGCCTTCCCTCGCGATCAGCGATCGTCCATAATCCTATGAAGCACAGCCTTGTTGCCATTGGAAGTTGTCCAAGTTGAACGTTGTCGAAAAACCCCGGCTTGATATTACGAGCCCTAGCCATCCTCCAAATCACCACCTTTTATTTTCTTCCAGCAGATCCCGCAGAAATATTTGATGGTTCTGTGAGAATCGCCAACACGGCTACAGGCCATATCCATAGCCTCGATCACTTCATATTTGTTTAAGGATTTGAGAAACCGTTTAATGCTGGTGCGCTTAAATTCTTCCGAGAGTTCCCACTCGGGAAAATGCGAAGTATAAATATCCGCCACCTCTTGGGCTTCCCTGTTAAGCCTGTTTTCAATTTCTCCTAGATATTCGTAATAAGCTCTTATCTGTTCCTCCCGCTCCCGGATCCCCTCAAGCTTATCTTCCGCTTGCGGCGGCAATTGACCCAGCGGAACATTACTCTTCCCCCTGTTACAGTCGAAGCAGGCCGTAACCAAATTGGCCATATTATCATCCCCGCCAAGAGACACTGGGACCATATGGTCAATCTCTAAAATCACCGCAGGCGGCGTCTTGCCGCAATAGGCGCAAGCAAATCCATCACGCTTGAATACCTCAAACCTGGATCTTTTAGAGACTGCCACCTCATTACCTCCCCACAAAGAAGAGG